CACCACAACCACCACAACCACCACTACAACAACTGTTACTAATGAAGATTCAGGAGACATTCTTGATGGTGATAATGATTATGTCACTACAAGCAAAGAAGGTGATATGGATTACGATTGGGGTGGTCAAGGACCTGCAAATATTCCTAGTGGTAATTCTTGTTATGGCCTCGGTTCTGATAAGTGTGCTCAGATTACAGGAGGAGGTAATTCAACTTCTAATATGGGTGTTGATGGTATGGGTACAACATTTGTTAATACAATTGACATTTCTGATTTAAGTATAGATAAGGGTGGTCAAGTTAGATATTCCATAAAGGTTGATAAACAAGATGCTCAAGATCGAATCTACATGCACATTACAGGAACTAATGGAGGGACTACAGTCTTTTCAGGCACTGATGTTTTGTCTGAATCTGGAGTTTCGTCAGGCTATCAATCATACAATGGAGCTTTCGATTTCAGTGGCGTTTTAAAAAGTTTAACAATTGAAATAGGGGGTAGGGATATCAATCTTGCTATAGGTCCTTTATTTGACGAGGTATCGGTCAATGTATTCTACAACGTTATTAATACGATTATTGAACAACAAATCACTTCAGTAGAGGAAATAATTTATCTCAATATCTTTGATCCTGTAGAAATAGAATATGCTACAGAGATTATTGAATTTAATGATGTCGTTGTTGATGATGCGGGAGACGTGAGTTTTGAACCTATAGAACCTCAACAAGAAGAAATTTCTTATGAAACAGTTGAGGTAGAAATACAAGAAATACAAACAGATTTTGAAGTAGATATACCAGAACCTGAAACACAAATGGCAGAAGTAGAAATGGAAATTGAAGCAGAATTAGAAGAGACAATTGAAGTAGCTAGTGTCGAAGAGATCAAAGAAGAACCTTCAGAAAAGCCTGTTGAAGAAACTAAAGAAGAAGCTCCTGTAGAAAGTGAAAGTAGTCCTAAACCTGTAGAAGAAAAACCTGAAGAGGTTGAAGAACCAGAAGAAAAACCTGCAAAAGAACCTTCAGCAAAAGAAAAAGCAGCTACAAAAATAGTGAAGGATATTGACGATAAAGAACGTTATGACGACACTGCTCAAACAAAAACATTACTTGTAATGCAGGTATTAGGAGATACAAAAACTTTCTTTACACCTACTCAAAGCTTTACAGAAGTTGATGTGGGTGAGTATTTAAACAAGACAATAGATGATCAGTATGGTATGTTGTTTGACATGGCACAGGAAAATACAATTCAGGATATGATAAATGCCCAGTATTGAGTATTCAGGTTTAAAGGTAAGTGGAGGTAAAGCTTTTGCTATTCTTACACTATTAGGTGCCCTAGGTAGTGGTGCTTGGGCAGTCTTCGAATTTTGGAAAAATTATCAAGACCTAACCACCAAAGTTTTGGAGTATACAGCTCCTGACCTTTCGCACTATGATGAACAAATTGCAGTGATTAAATCAGAACTAGATATGATATTAGACGAAATTAACCTAGTGGCTTCTGTAGCACGTGACCTTAAAGGAGACATGAAGATAGATTTACGCAACGCTAGTAATGACATTCGTCATATCACCGAAATTGTAAATGACATCGAGGACAGACAAAAAGCTGATACAAGAGAGATATTTGATGAGTTAAAACTCATAGAAGAAAACCTTGACTTACAAATTAATAAGGCTTTAAATAACCCTTTAAGTAACATGAGTGCTAAAACAAAATGATTAAATTAGATATAAAAACTATATTACCTTATCTTGTCCTAATTGGCACAATGTTAATTACATGGGGCATGTGGTCAGAACGTTTAAATGCAGTAGAACAAAAAGCAGATAGTGTTGCAAAAATGCAACAAGATGTTGCTGTTATAAAAGTACAAATTCAAGCAATTGATGAAAAAATGGCTTGGATGGAAGAATTCTTAATTAAGAATTATAGTGAGTTTTAGTGGTCATATCACGAGCACAAATGCAAAAGGAAGTATCTACAGGAGATAAGAAAATGAATAAAAAACTAAAACCAATACCATCAAAAAATAAAGGTCTTAAAAAATTACCTAAAAAGGTAAGGAATAAAATGGGCTTTAAGAAAAAAGGTGGAATAGTAAAATAGATGTGTAAGTGTAATGAAGATTACGAATGTATATGTGGACTTGAAATAGAAGAGAACAATAAAAATGACTAAATTATGTAAAAGAGGAAAAGAAGCCGCAAAGAGAAAGTTTGACGTTTATCCTTCAGCGTATGCAAATGCGTATGCTTCTAAAATTTGTGCTGGTAAAATAAAAGACCCTAGTGGTAAAAAAAGAAAAGATTTTAAAGGACCTAAGCCAATGGCAAAAGGTGGTTCAATTTCTCAACAAAGAAAAAAGATATCTAATTATGATCAAGGTGGAATAGCTAAAGGATGTGGAATGATTATGGAAAATAAAAGAAAAGTAACTCAAAAAATGTAATGGCTAAATCTGGCTTAAAAAAGTGGTTTTCTCAAGAATGGGTTGATATAGGTTCTCCAAAAAAAGGAGGAGGATTTGCCAAGTGTGGTAGATCAAAACAAAAGAAAGATGCTAAAAGAAAGTATCCAAAATGTGTCCCTAAGTCAAAAGCCACAAGTATGTCAAAGGGAGAAAGAAAATCAGCAGTGTCAAGAAAAAGAGCAGTGGCTCAAGGAGTTGGTGGTAAACCAACTAATGTGAAAACTTTTGTCAAGAAAAAAACAAGCAGAAAAAATAAAGCTTGATGTAGTTAATTGGTCCAAGACTGTCTTGGAACCAATGAATAAACATATAGGTTTTCCAGCGTGTCCTTTCGCTGCTAAATGGAGAAAAGATAAAAAAGTGCGAATTGAAGTTCGCATGGATAAGTCTAAATATGAAAAACACTTAACTTCTGTCATTAAGTCTTGGAATAAAAAAGAACATGATATTATAATTTACTGCGACCCTTTTTTTGAACAATATAATCCTGAACAATTTCAAGAAAAAATAGATTTTTATAATAAAACCTATAACAGAAGAGATGTGTACTTTATGGGATTTCATCCTGAAACACCTGCTGATCCTGATAGTGAAGCTTTTCTTTGTGACCCCACTGAGGAACCTGTAAAACATGGCGACTTAGAATATTCTATGATGCTTATACAAAAATTTAAACAACTGTATGATGCAAGTTGCAAACTACATAAGATAGGCTATTATAAGAAATGGCCTAAGGAATACTACGATGAAGTAGTAGCTGAAAGGCAAAATACGTACGAAAAACTTTTTAAAAAAGGAGTAAAGTCATGATGGCAAAAAAGAAACAAGTAATGAAAAAAGGTGGCATGGCCAAAAAACGTGGTGGTGGCATGATGATGAAAAAACGTGGTGGTGGCATGGCCAAAAAACGTGGTGGCGGAATGATGAAGAAGTAAAATGGCTACCTCTGGAACAACTACTTTTAATTTAGATATAGACGATGTTATAGAAGACGCATATGAAAGATGTGGGTTAGAAACTAGATCAGGATATGATTTAAAATCTGCTAGACGTAGTCTTAATATCTTATTTCAAGAGTGGATGAACAGAGGTATTCATTTATGGAAAGTAGAAAATGAAACTGCTAATTTAACAGCAGGCACAACTACCTATACTGCTCCAAGTGATGCAAGTGATGTTTTAGAAATGACTTTTAGACAAATATCAAGTGGCACAACAACTGACACTACTATGACTAAAATATCACGATCAGAGTATCAAGCGATTCCTAACAAATTTTCTCAAGGTCAACCTACTCAATATTATGTCGAGAGAAATTTGTCTAACGTTCAAATTAATCTTTATCAAACACCTAATACAACAGATACTCAAATTAATTATAACTACATAGGTAGGATACAAGACGCTGGAGCTTATACAAATCAGCCTGACGCTCCTTTTAGATTTCTTCCTTGCATGGTTTCAGGTTTAGCTTTTTATTTATCGCAAAAGAAAAACCCTCAAATGACTCAATCTTTAAAATTATATTATGAAGATGAATTACAGAGAGCTCTCACCGAAGACGGACAAAGAGCCTCTGTTCATTTAGTTCCTCAAAACTATTTCATAAACGGTTCATAACATGGCTACCTTTGCTACAGGTAAATATGCTGTTGCTCTTTGTGATAGATGTGGTCAACAATATAAGTTTGCTCAATTACAAGAAGAGTGGAATGGTTTGATGACATGTCCTGAGTGTTTTGAAACTAAGCACCCTCAATTAGACCCTTCTTTTCATAGTGCTGATGCGCAAGCTTTACCTTGGACTAGACCAGCGAGACAAGAACCTATGACTGTTTTTGTTGGAGCTTCAGGAGACTCATCTTTTGAATCAAATGGAATGCAACCGTCTAAACCAAGTAGAGCATTGATTATTGGTTCAAGTGTTGGTAAAGTGACAGTGGAGATATCATGAATTATTCAGAACTTTTAGATAATGTAAGAAATTACACAGAAGTAACAAGTGATGTGCTGTCTAATTCTGTGATTAATGTTTTTTTAACTAACATAGAAAATAAAGTAGCTAGACAATTAGATTCTGATGATCAAAGAAGATATGCCACTACAACCTTTGAAGCTAATAATGCTTTTCTAGATGTCAGTGGTCCAGAAGGTGGATTTAGATTTGCTAGAGCCTTACAAATCGTAGCTGATGATGGAACAAGAACTTGGTTAGAGCAAAGAGATGCTACTTTTATGGACGAATATTCGGTAGAAAGATCCACGACAGATACAAATTTTACAGGGCAACCCAAGTATTGGGGTAATTGGGACGCAACAACCTTGATTGTAGCTCCTACTCCAAATGTAGCTTATACAGTGGAGATGTGGTATGATGAAACAGCCGAAAGATTAGGGAATGGTTCAGGAACAACCTCCACTACAACATTTTTGTCTAATAACGCTCCTGAAGTTTTATTATTTGGAACTTTATCGGAGGCTTTTTCTTACTTGAAAAACCCACAAGATATGCAATTATACGAAGGTAAGTACCAAGTAGCTCTGCAAGATTTTGCACAAGAGCAAATGGGTCGCAAACGTAGGGATGAGTATCAAAATGGTGTGTTACGCATTCCGATGAAATCGCTAACACCATAAGGGAGTAACTAAAAAATGGCAATAAATCAAGCAGTCTGTGCTTCATTTAAAAAACAGTTATTAGAAGGCGATCATGATATTGATAACGATACAATCAATCTTGCTCTGTACACAAACTCTGTAACTTTAAATGGAAACACAACAGCCTATTCCGCAACAAACGAAGTAGGCGCATCAGGAACATACGCAGCAGGTGGTATAACTTTAACAAGTCCAACTATTGGC